CTATTGAAATTTGGAAGAACTTTATAAGTTCAACTGGTCTAGATAGAAGCAAGAGTTTCTAAATTATTATTTATTCAATTATTTATATTAAAGATATTTTAAGATTATAATTTTAATTATAACCTTTTTGGAAATTGTATTAAAACAATTTAAATATATATTATGAGATAACCATTTCTTGATGAAATGATTCTTTCTATGAAAACCGTAATTGAATAAATTACGATTCTCGTTTAAGTAAGTATGTTAAGATTACAAGTAGATATTGTAACCTTTTCGATAAAGATTATGGCACTTATTGTCATAACCTTTATCATATTCTATGGGGAGTTCCTCCTCGTCTTCTTTTCTTCATTTTATATTTATCGCCCATCACATATCGTATGAAAAGGATATTTTATTCTTAGTAATTAGTAGCGGGTATGTGTGGGTAGATCTTTCATTTTCCAAAGTATTATTCGAGATATCTTCGGATTTATCCCTGGATATTTAATGTTTTTTTGTGGAGAAAGCTTAGGGCTTTCACACGTGACGTTTTTTTTGAAGGAAAAATAACGGCTACCCCATATCAGTTATATAAACCTTAATTATCATAGTTGGGAATCTTTATTAATTTGATAACATACGTAAACACCTCTGAGGTTTAAAAATGGATACAGTTTAATGTATCGACACAGGTGCCCCATTACGATGCAACACAATGAATTAATAACCCCAATGTAAATATTTTAAGTTAGGTATTAGTAAGATATGGAATCAATGTGTAAAATGGACAAGTGCAAACAAGATAATAATATGGTAAACGGACTCGGCTTAAATAAAACGAACAGATTTTTGAAAAACATTCTTTCTATTGTTTTCAAGAAAGAATCTAATAGTTTAGATGGAGTTAATTTTTATGAAACTCTACAAAGTACTAATTCTCATTTTGTATTAGATTATAGAACTAAAGTTCTAATATCTATGTCACAAGACAATTTTATCAAGAAAGTTAATAATGTACAAACACAAAATAACCAACATAAGATTTACAATTTTAAACAGTGTATATTTCTTGTTATTAGAAAATCATTTAAACCACAGGCAGGATTTTTATCTGACGCCTTTGATGCTATTAAAAATGCTATAAATTTAGTAAGTACGAATATCCATAAAGTCAATAATTTAGTAGAATTCAGTAAAACAGCAGTAAAAAATGGCGACGCTTGGCTTTTATTTGTGGAATTATTTACTTTAATTTTAAATATTAGAGAAGGTTTTATTACACCAACCACAATTCTAACAACTATTTGCACAATGTATACAATTAGTAAGAGAGTATCAAATG